ACGAGAACTTACTGATGACCAGATTGAAGATGATGAAGCTGAAGCTGCTGCCGAAGCCGACAATAAAAAACTTGGATTGAGCGGAGCAACAGTGTCACAAGGATTGGTTGAAGCACTTAACCAACACCAGCAAGAACTTGGCAATAAAGCTGAAGGCTATATTCCAGATCGATATATCATTGAACTAGAAGATGTGCCTGGTTTTAAAGATGCCAAAATGAAAAAGCAAGGCACACAAGATAAAACCCGCGCCCCAATGGTTGATGCCGACGACGTTAACACCAAGTACAATCCTGCAAAACAAAACTTTGATGCTGAAGGCAAATCATTCAGTATTGGTGCAGGAACACAGATTGTGCAGTTGATTGATCAAGTGATGAAAAACAGCGAATACATCACATCACAACAAACAATTGCATTTGATGAAGTAACTCGCAAAGAAATACAAAATCCGCCTGTAAAAACAGTGCAGTGGTATAAGATTACACAAATTGCAACACCAATTGAGTGGGATAAAACCCGCGGCGACTATGCATACGAAATCAAATATCGTGTTACGCGATATCAGATCAACACTCCACGGTCTCCATACTTTCCGCCAGCAATGTATAGAGGTGTTCACAAAGTTTACAACTACTGGTTTACTGGTGAGAACACTGAAGTGCTAAACTTTGAAATTGATGCAAACACCAACTATCTTACTCCAATTAACAACAGTGGAAAAGTTGACACTGTAAGAGGAGATGCACGTTACGCAGAAAAGAGATTCTTCCAAGCCAGTGCTGAAGAAAGTACACAAGGCGGCCGAGGCGAAAGTACATTGCCAGCAGCACAGCTTGCATCAAGGCTTTATAGCCCAGCTGACGTAGCCAAAATTGATATCGAAATTGTAGGCGATCCAGATTGGATCACACAAAGTGAATTGTTTTACAGCAAAACAAACTTGGGTGCATTTGAAGCTGATGGCAGTGTAAATGTTAACGCAGGCGAATCACTGTTTGAAATACGTTTCAACAAAGTTGTAGACTATGATGCCGCAACTGGTCTAACTCCTGTTTACAAAAACAATCTAGCACAAAGTCAAATCACAAACGAACTAAATCTTGCAGAAGAAAGTTTAGTATTCACTGCTTACGAAGTGACTAACTACTTTAAAGAAGGCAAGTTTACACAAAGACTAAGTGGTACATTGAGAAACTTTGACACTGCGGTTGATTCACCAAAAGAAAAAGCAGCAGAAAAGAACAAAGTTGAAGATCCTCAAATACAAAAACCAAAAGGCACCAACACCAAGCCAAAAACTGTTACTGGATCACCAGCAGGCACTGGTGCAAAGCCAGCAGTGCAGCAAGATTCTACTATTTCTAATAGTCCAGTAAACAGTCAATTTTATGGATACTTCAAAGACGGTCAAGCGGCAGCACGTTTAAATGATGCAGAAGTATCAACTGTACCGCCAAAGCCTGGGTCAAATACACAAAGTGATGATGCAGGTACAGCAATTAATTCTCAATTTTACGGATACTTTAAGGATGGAGCAAACTAATAAATGGCAGAGAATTATCAAAGAAGTGTAGGCACACCAAGATCCTATAAAATTGACAAAGGAAGCATTCCTGCCGAAACTGGTCCGTTTCTTGGCGAAATTGTTAACAACGTTGATCCAACACGCAGTGGCAGAGTACAAGTTTACATTGAATACCTTGCAGGACCAGACAAAAATGTAAAAAGTCTATGGCGCACTGTGAGCTATATCTCACCATTCTATGGAACAACACAGCAAAGCGCACCGCAGCCAACTGGCCCTGGTAGTTTTACTGGCAACCAGCAAAGTTATGGTTTCTGGGGAACACCACCTGATGTAGGCACCAAGGTTATCTGTTTCTTTGCCAATGGCGATCCAAACCAAGGTTACTATATTGGCGGTCCAATTGAGCCAGGCATCAATCACATGTTGCCTGCTATTGGTAGCAGCACCAAATATACTGACGACACAAACTCACCTTATCTCAGTGGCAAAGCCAAATTGCCTGTCACAGAGATAAACAACAGCAACAAAGCAATTGCTGAGAATCCAAGATTTTTTGACGAAGCAAAACCAGTTCACAGTGTGCTAGCAGGCCAAATGCTAAACCAAGGTGTTATTGCTGATCCATTGCTAGGCCCAATCAGTTCAAACAGTCAAAGAGAATCACCTAGTACAGTGCAAGGCTGGAGCAGTCCAGGACGTCCTGTATACAGCGGCGGCATGACAGATGAACAATTTGCTGCCAAAGTAAATGCAGGAAGTTTACAGCCAAACGAAGTACAGGTTATTTCACGTCGCGGCGGGCATAGCATTGTAATGGATGACGGTGACCTTGCTGGCCAAGATCAACTGTTTAGAATTCGCACAGCAACTGGTCATCAAATCATGATGAATGACACAGGCGAAACCATTCACATCATGCATGCCAATGGCCAGACCTGGATTGAAATGGGTGCAGAAGGCACAGTGGATGTTTATGCATCAAACAGTGTTAACATTCGCAGCCAGGGCGAAATCAACATGCATGCCACTAGAGATATCAACATCAACAGTGAAGAAGGCAGCATCAATATGTTTGCCAAAAATGCCATGACTGTTGAAACCAAAGCACTGAGCCTAAGTGCCACAGACAATTTGCTTGCATACAGCCAAAAAACCATTGGTATCAAAAGCGACGGCAGTCTTGCTATTAAGTCAGCAGCAGGTTCGTGGGGTGCTAGCACATTGACACTGGAAGGACAACCTATCAAGTTAAACAGTGGTGCTGCCAGTGACGTTAGCAAGCCACAGGAAATTCCCAAAAACAGATTGCCCGATACCAAATTTGAAGCAGACACAGGCTGGGTTGTTGAGCAAAACAAAATTGAAACAGTGGTCAGCAGAGCTCCAACACACGAGCCATTTCCGTTCCACGGAACTGGTGTTAATACCACTACCAACTTTACAGGCGGCGCAGCAGAAATACCACTGGAACCAAAAACACAAGCCGCAGTTGACGATGCAGCCAAAGCAGAAGTTCCAAAGATCAGCGAAACAGATTACGAAACACAAGCCAGCACAGACACAGCGGTTGGCAAAATCCAGCCTCAACAAACACAGGCAATGTTGGCACAGGCCAGCAAACAAGTGCCACAAGGTGTTAGCGATATATCAGATACAGTGGGTGTCGGCAAGTTTGGTTTCTCACCAGAACAGCTAGAGAAAACAGGTTTCTTGAAACCAGGAACCACAGAATTTTTCCTCAAGGATGCAACTGCAAATATTTCAACAGTGCTAGGCAGTAGCAGTGTGTGGACTGGCAACCAAGGTGTTAGTGGACTGAGCGACTTTTTGGGCAATGAAAGTTTGCAAGATTTTGCACAAACTGACTTGTTCAACAAAGGACTTAGCGAATTGCAAAGCCTAGGAGTTGCAACTGGACTTGAAGATACAGGCGCACTAGCAGGACTGGTAGCAGGTGCAGCCAAGTTTGGTGGAGAAGCAGTTGCCAAATGGACACAAGGTGCTGGAGTATTGGGAGAAACATTTGCAGGTAGTGCTAGTAGCAAAATCAGCAAAGGTCAAATGGATGAACTGGTGCGTGGCGGGCAATATGCAGTTGAACTGGCTATACAAAAACTACCAGAAGCAGTGCAAGGATTTAACACAGCGGTTAACAGTGCAACAAACACCAGTTTGAGAACCAATGTTGACAGTGCAGTTAAAAGTGTAGTGGCATCACCTAAGGTTCCAGGGCACCCAGGATTGAGGTAATAAATACGTTATGCCAACATTTATCGGATACAGCACAATAGACAGATACAAATCATACACAGTCACAGACTTTGAATTGATTAAGCGTGACCTACTGAATGCACTAAACATTCGACAAGGCGAAATGCCAGGCCGTCCCGAAGTTGGCACTGCAATGTGGAACTTGATCTATGAACCACAAAACGCTGCAACAGCACAACAAATAAACACAGAAATACAACGTGTGGTTGCACAAGATCCTCGCATTAGTATCAGTGATATCAATGTTTTTGCACAAGAAAACGGCATTCTAGTTGAACTAGAAGTGGATACTGTTAGTGGACAAAATGCCGAACTGCTAACTGTGTTTTTTGATAACCAAACACAACGAGCAGCATACTCAGACGTATAAACTACCCAGTTTATTAATATCATAAATACTTGCCAAGGATAGAAACACATGGCAAAAACAACTAGACAAACCAGTATATTCGGCGTAGAGGATTGGAAGCGTATCTACCAAACCTATCGCGAAGCTGACTTTCAGAGTTATGACTTTGAAACACTTCGCAAGAGCTTTATTGACTATATTCGTTTATACTATCCTGAGAGCTTTAACGACTACATTGAAAGCTCAGAGTTTATTGCTCTACTTGACGTTATGGCCTTTATGGGTCAAGCAGCCAGTTTCAGAAACGATCTTAACACCAGAGAAAACTTCATTGACACTGCTGAAAGACGCGACAGTGTAACACGCCTTGCTGAATTGGTAAGTTATACGCCAAAGCGTAATACAGCCGCGCAAGGCTATCTCAAAGTGCAAAGTGTAAGTTCAACAGAAAACATTGTGGACTTTACAGGTGTTAATCTATCCAACGTAACAGTCAATTGGAATGACACAACCAATCCAAACTGGCTAGAACAGTTCACAGTTATCATGAACAGTGCAATGAGTGGTGCCCAGCGTTTTGGACGTCCAGGTAACAGTCAAACAATTCTTGGTGTACAAACTGATGAATATACATTGAACTTGTTGCAAGGTTTCTTGCCAGTGGTTCCATTCAATGGCACAGTTAACGGCACTAACATGGTATTTGAGGCAGTAAGCGCAACTTCACAAAACAAAACATATGTGTACGAGCCATCACCACAGCCAAACAGTGCCTTTAATATTCTTTATAGAAATGACAGACAAGGATATGCCAGTGCAAACACAGGCTTCTTCTTCCTGTTCAAACAAGGCGCACTGCAAGATTCAAACTTCAATCTTGGTGAACGTATTTCAAACAGAGTTGTAAATGTAAACATTGAAGGTATCAACAACGAAGACGTTTGGCTATACCAACTTGATAGCCAAGGCAACATTGACACTGAATGGACGTATGTAGACAACATCTATGCTGGTGCAGTTGAGCAACTTGCTCCTGAACAGCGCAAATATTTTACAATCACGTCAAGAACAAATGATCAAATCAACTTGAACTTTGGTGATGGTGTGTTTAGCAGTATTCCTGTTGGCACATTTAGAACCTATGTTAGAAGCTCAAATGGCTTAAACTACATCATTGACACTGACGAGTTGCAAAACGTCACTATTGCTATTGCTTATGTTAGCAGAACAGGACGCAACGAAACACTAACACTTACTTGTGCGCTTACACAACCTGTTAGCAATGCAACCAACAGAGAAAACATCAACGATATCAAGCAACGTGCGCCTGCAAGATACTACACACAGAACCGCATGGTAAATGGCGAAGACTACAATAACTTCCCATACACACTTTATAGCACAATTATCAAATCAAAAGCAGTCAATCGTAGCAGCATTGGCACAAGCAGATACTTGGACCTTGTTGATATTACAGGCAAGTATTCAAGCACAAATGTATTTGCCAGTGATGGATTGATTTTTGAAGATACCGAAACACCTAGCTTTACATTTACCTTTGTGGATCAAAATGACATTTCGGATGTTATTGTAAATCAAGTTGAGCCTATTCTAAGCAGCAGAGGTGTGCAGGAGTTTTACTATCAAAACTTTACACGCCCAGATCTAACCACTCTCAATCTTGACTGGATACAAAGCACAACCAGTGTTAATGCAACAACTGGTTATTTTCAGTTTGTAAGTTCGCAGGCACCTGCTCCAGTTGGTCCTCAAGTGTCAGACAACAAACAGTATATTGCACAAGGTGGATTGATCAAGTTTGTTCCGCCAAGTGGACAATACTTTACCAAGTTTAATAGACTGGCAACTGGTTCGCCAACTCTGCCAGGAGACAAGATGGTGCTCTGGGCAACAGTAACACAGCTAGAACTTGACGGCACTAACTTTGGACTTGGTAACAATGCAGACGGCACAGGCCCTGTAACACTGAATAACTTTATTCCAACTGGTGCTATACCAACACAGGTAGTTGTTAACTTTATAACAGATTTGCCAACTGCTATTGAACAAACAATGCGTGAGCAAATTGAACTTTACAGAGACTTTGGATTGGGCTATGACAATCTCAGTGAAGAA